AGAGCAGCATGTCGCCGCGCATGTCGCCGGTGTAGGAGCAGGCACGGGGCCCGCCCGCGGCCTTGTAGGCGCTTATCACAAAGCTGGAGCAGTCATAGTCCGGCCCCCAGCGGTTGGCCTGGTCGTACCCGTGCGACGCGTCGGCGGCGATGCCGCGCGCCCACGCTACGGCGTTATCAATCACGCTCATTGGGCTCCTCCTCATAAAGGATGGTCAGGCCATAGGCTTCGGCAACAGCGTGTTCAAGCTTGCATCCTCTGGCATTCTCCCAGCCTCCGCAGAAATACGCCGCGTGGCAAAGACTCATGTTCGTCAAGGAACGTGCAAGGTACATCAGCGGGATATTGACGACACCGCGTTCCTTGCATTTTGCGGCACTGTACCATTCATCCGTGAACAGAGTGTTCACTATCTCGTAGCCCTTGCTCTCAAGCGCGGCTATTGCCCGCTCTCGCGTCGCTACAATTTCCTCGTCAGTCTTGCCGTTCATCGGCTGTGATAACATTGCTTTCATCCAGTAACCTCCGTCCATCCGTACACGCCCGGCTCCCATACGTTGCCGTCAATGTCGCTTATCCATATCTTGCCGTTGTGCTTGACCTTGTCGCCCTTGCTGTAAGGGTTCGTGCTGCTTGGCTGCTCCCAGTCGGGTATTTCGCCCGGCGTGGGAATAAGCACCTTTGCCCACAGGCTCGGCGCGTCCGTGGGTGTCCATGTGCTCTGTGATGTGTGCGCCTGCAAGCACTTGTACAGTGCTCCGGCATACTGTACACGGTCGCCCACGGCATACGCTGCGCCGTCCCCGTTCCACATTGGGTATATCCCCGGCACTGTTGCCGCCTGTTCGTCCGTCAGCAGAGCTGCCGCACTGTCGATATCTGCACGCATTTTCTGCGCGTTTGCGTAATAACTCATTCGTTCACCCCCAGCACCTTAAGCGCCGCTTTCATGTCTGCAAGCTGTGCCTGTTCGTATCCCCTTTGCGCTGCATCAAGCGTTGCCCAATCCACAAAAAGCATGTACGCCTCGCCCGTAAAGGTTTCGCCGTCCGCCCGCGTCCACGTACTTCCCGCCGGGATATACCTGTGCCCCTCAATCGCCGCGTTGCACATCCCGTCAAAGTAATCCGTCTCTATCGCCGTCCGCCCGTCAGCGGGTGAGACATGGCACTTGTAATTATCGTCAATGTATATCTTCATTTTTTACACCAACCATATGTTTTTTGCCTGTATCGTGCTGCCGCTTGTGCCGTTAGATGATGCCGTCAGCCCGATATAATAGCTTCCCGTCAGCGCGCTCACGTCAACAGATAGGGTCTGCTCGCCTATGGTCGTCGTCAGCTGCTGCTCTATAATTGCGTTTGTCAATGCGGAGTGGTTCGCCACGCCTACGGCGTTTAGCACAGCAAGCGATATGCCTTTCCACTTTGCTGTTGTGGATTGCGTGACCTTTACAAGATTTATGTCCGCATATACGGTCGTGACATTGGTCAAATCAATTGCGCTGTCCGTCGTCACCGCATTGCTGTTGCTTGTCGATGCTATCTGCTGGTATCCCTCACCGGCGGTTATCGTCGGCAATGTCGTGTTGCCCGTATATCCAAATGTGCCAAATCCCGGAGGTGTGACGATAACGCCGTTTTGGATAACATACAGCCAGGACCAGCTTATTTGCTTCCACGCGTTGTTTTGGTATATCCATGCGTCTCTCTTTTCCCACACCCCATTAACGTACTGTGATACGGAGTCGGGATAAACCATCAGCGTGTTCTTTTTTAGCGCGTTAAACGCCGCGTTGGACGTTGCCGCCGTCTGGATAAGTACCGTTCCGCTTGCCGCGCTTGCCGGCTTTGTGCCCGCAAACATATATCCGGTAATGGTCGTCGAGGTCTTTACCCAAATAAGGTTTTCTTTCCCCGTCGGCTGCGTTGTTCCGCCGACCACCTTAAAATTAAGGCCGCCCCCGGCCCCGCCGCCGCGGCCGGACATTATATTGCCCATCTATTGCACCCCCCATTACTTGCGCCAAACCGTGAATTTTATCGGTATAGCGATATCCGGCTTATCCCTAAAGAGCACGGACGCCTGCCCGTTGCCCGTCCAACCGGTAACAAACGACCACGCCTCATCCCACGCCATGATTTGTGACGGCCCCGCATCGCCCGGATTAATATCCGCCAAAACGCGGTTATCCGTCGCCAACAGCCCCGCGACAGTTACCGTCTGCAAATACCCGCCGCTTGTTGCATCCGCCGTCCATCCGTCTTTAAGCAGCGTCGCGGTGTATACCGTCGTCACAGCGCCGTCGGGCAGCGCGCCCCCGGCCGTCGCGTCGATGTTTCGTTGCAGCTGCGCCAAAAGCGCCTCAAATTGCTTGTTTATCACCGACGTGTCTATGCTTAAGCTTTCCGTCACAAGCCCGCACACGTTGGTATTTTGCCGCGCATCGGTTATCATGGACGCCGTTATCGACGTCGTCCCGGCCTTGATGTATACCCACGCAAGGACTATCTCCCGCAGGATGCTTGTCCGCGACGGTGAGGGGCGGGCCGGGCTTTGCGCCGGTGTGCCCTTTTTGACGTAGATTTCCGGCCGCGCCACGTAGTTTGTGGTTTCCCACTTCACGATGATCGCGTCATACCGGTTCAGGGTGCTGTCCGCCGGGCTTATCGTCAATTTAAGCTTTGCGCCCGTGGTCTTTTCGGCATCATTCCACCAAACGATGCCGTTCGCGTCGGCGTCGGTAAGCCACCCGATGCCGTCCGACACGGTCACGGCCATTTCGTTTTGTACCGCCGCCACGGCGGCATTGGCCGCCGCGGCAAACACGCCCGACGTGCGCCCATGCAGCCACCGCATGACGTATTCCGCGCCGACGTATTCGTCTTGATTGTTCGGCCATGATTTTATCTCAGCCATTTAGCTTTGCCTCCCCTAATGCCGTTAGTATCGGGTCGCCCAGGACTATTTCCGTCCTTTCACCCGTCCGATCCAATTTGTACTTGACGCCCGTGATGCGGGCGTTAAACTTGACGCCAAAGCGCACAGACACGCATGTGACGATATCGCCGAGGTCGTAGCGCACGCCCAATTCAGACGGATCTATCGTCACGTTAAAGCTTGAGCGCTTTATGTACTTTCCCAATTCAAGGTTCCCAAAGGACACGGCCTTTTTCTTTGTTTCCGCCGCGCTTTCGCCGTTTTCAGGCGCGATGGATGAGTCAAACCACCGTTCATACCGGTCGTCGCCCGTCGCCGTGCCTATTTCGGCCACCTCCGGTATCGTGTCCTCGGTTTGGAGCTTGTACGCGACGTAGGCCACGTTTTTGTACGTGCTTACGTCCTTGCTTATCACAAGATCTGTGCACGTCCCTTGTTCTTCGCTAAACACCACCGCATGTATGCCGTCCGTTCGGTCAACGCCCTTGTACACCTTAAAGGTGTATTGCAGGGTGTTCCCGTCCCACATCATTTTGTGGCCGAGGGATACGGAGTCGAGGACGTCGATGATCTTGTCCAGCAGCTGCCCGCCGTATACCAGATTCGTTTCATCTTCCTCCGGTTGGTATTTTTCCGTCAACCCCGTGGATTTTGCCGTGCCGATGCGCGTCAGGCCGCGCAGGTTGTACCTTATCATGGCATAAATGTTGGGTTCCACCGTGTCCACGTATTGGGGCACGGCGACGGCGCGCTTATTCAAAAGCCAGTTGGACGTGTACCCGTTCGCGGTGATGCGGTTTTGCACCGTGTCGTGCTTGGGATTAACGATGATGTACGACGTGCCGCGCACGGTGTCAAAAAGCATCGACCCCTCTTGCAACGCCGCGATGTTGTAATCATCCACCGGCACGACCAATTGCAGCTTGCCGATATCGTTGTAAAAGTCCGTCATCTGTATGCTTATCGCGTGGGTAAGTTGATACCGCGTGCCGTAGCCCGGCGGATATATTTCAATGCTCATAACGCTATCCCCACTATTTCGGTCGCAAAATTTATGTCCACCTGCAAGCTATCGCGCCCGCTGTCCGCCTCCGGCTTTATTACATTGTCGCCCACCGTGAGGCGGTAGAGGTTTGAGTTGATATCAAGCGCGCCGCGGCATTCGCCGTCCACGCTTGACGTCACATAGGTCCTTTCGTGTGTGATCTCTATCACCACCCGCTCGCCCGCGACTAGCGTCTTGTTGACCTTGAGGTATTGCAATGTGTCGCGGTTGGTAAGCTTGGGGTTTACCACGTCGGCAAGCGCCGTCAGCGTCACCGTAAAGGGCACGGGCACGTGCCCGCCGTTGTGGACGTTTATAAATTGCGCAATGATGATTTGGCCGAAGCGGTAGGCTTTCGTTTGATTCCACGGGAATTTAAAGCACCGTTCCACGCCCGACAGGGTTTCCGACACCGAATCATCCTTCTGCCAATACGGATAGGCCGCAAGCAATGAAAACTGGAACGCCGCGAATCGCGCCTTTGGTTCTATCGACGGCGTTGCCGTTGGGTAGACGGTCAAATAATAGTCGTCGGCGTAAAGCTTCCCGGCCAGGTCCGGCCGGATGGTGGACAAAAGCCGTTCTTTGTTTTCGCCCTGAAATTCGCCCACAAGGATCCCGCTGATGTTCACGGGCCGGGATTGGACATTGCGGCTTTGCACGGTCGAGCCGACTTGCCCGATTCCCTGCGCCTCGCTTATGCTTACGCTTACCGTGTCTATGCCCGCCGGCTTGTTTATTAAAAAACCGTTGTCATACGTAAATATCAGCGTGTCGCCGTTGTCGTTGATGTACCTAAAGGTTTTGGATAGATTGTTTATCATATCGCCCACCGTGCCATTTCAAAATATGCGGCCGTCGCCGCGGCCAATTCCACCGGCGTCTGCGGCACGCTTTGGATGTTTTGTATTATCGTCACACCCGCGGCATTCCGCGCCCCCGGCGCTTCGCCGCGCCGCCAATCGTCCGCCTCCACCGCCGTAAGCACCGCCTCGCCGCGGTGCAAAATCGCGGGGTATCCGTTGTATGGCACATAGTCCAGGCCGCCCGCGCCGTAATGCCCCGCGGCTTGTGAGTCGACGTTGGCAAGCCCGGCGTTGATGATCGTCACCACATCATTTACGACGTTTTGCGCCGCCTGCGTTGCCCGCCATGCGTTGCGTGTGATGCCGTCCGCAAACTTTCCCATCGCATTCGCGCCCGCGGTGTCAAACCCGCCCGTGCTTACCGCCGCCTGCACCGCCGTCGCAGTGCGGTCCACCACGTTTTGCCCCGCCTGCTCACAGCTTACGTCGTTATCCATCGCCTCCGCCATTTTTGTCGCCGGCGTCTCCATGTCCACCGGCATACCCGTTGACGCCTCCAAAAACGCCTCTACGCCCGCCTTACCGGCTTGCTCATACAGCTCGTTTAGTTGCGTCAGGCCGACGTCCGCCCCCGCGTTGGCTTCAGCCAACATCGCCACGATACCGGCGTACATTTCCGGCCCACCGGATGCAAACATCTCCGCCAGCTCGGCCGGCAGTACCCCCACGATCTGCGTCATGTTGTCGCCAAACTGTTCCGTTGCCTCGATGTTGTGCTGCAAATTCCCCAGCATGTCCTGGTATGTCAGCTCGGATTCCGTGTTTATTTGGCTAAACATATTCGTCGCGGCGGAGGTGTAGTCATTGAGGCGCTGCGTCGCCTCCTCGAGCGTCATGTTGCTATTTGTCAGTTCGACCGTAAAGCCGTTTGCGCTTACGGTCATTTTGTCCGCCGCATCGGCGGCGTTGCGTGTCGCATCGGCGTCGGCGTTTTGCAGCTCCGTGTGTTCCGCCACAAAATCGTTGAGATTCCCGACCTCGCTTTGCAGCATTTTAAAGGTGGATGAGTTTACCTCGCTATACCCCTCGCCGCGCAGCCGGTCGAGTTCCGCGTTTAATTCCTCGATTTTTGCCTTTGCTTCCTCGACCGTCGTCACGTCGATGGGCACGTCAGAGGCATGGACGGCCGCGGCCCAGCCCTCGGCCCAATTGGCGCAGCCCTCGACGAGCTTCTCCGTCCACCCGTAAAGTGCCTCCATCGCCGGGGCTACCGCGCTGCTTAGCGCCGTTTTGAGGCGGGAGGATTGATCGCCGACCTTTGCCTGCGCCTCTTGCAAGCGCAAATGCGCCTCGCGCGCCTGGATCACCGTCGCGTTGTTGGCCTTAAAATTGGCCGCCGCCGCGCTATAGGCCGTCGCCAATGTGTCCGTTATCAGCGCCGTGCGTTCTTCCGTGTCCGCACATTGGGCGAGGCGTGCGTTAAAATCGTCCTCCGATATGCCCACCCAGTTTAATGCGTCGGCCAAAACGCCCGTCACGGTGCCCACCTTTGCCGTCTCGTTGGACGCCTCTATAAGCCCCTCTATGGGCAGAGAGTCGCCAAAGGTGCCGTTGACGCCCGCCGCGATTTCCGTCCACCGCGACATGTCTTCTGTGTTTGTCGCCAGTCGCGCCAGCAGCTGCGACGCCTCCGCCGCCGTGTCCGTGTCGCCGAGGATCGCGTAAAAGTCGGAGTATACCGATTGCGCCGTTTGGGCGGAGTAGCCCGCGGTTTCAAACGCCGTGTTAAGCTTGCCTTGCGCGATGCGGTATTCTTCCGTCGCCTCGTCCATGTTCCAGACGGAGGCGGCAAATTGCTTTACGCCATCCCAAAGCCCGCTCACGACGCCTGTCATAATGTTGCCCTTCAGCACGCCGCCCGCGATCTGTTCCGTCAACGACTTTGTGCCTTTTCCGGCGCCGTCAAGCGCGTCTTGCACGTCCTTTAAAGCCTTGGCGTAGTCGTCACATTCTTTTTCCGCCTTTGCAAGCTTGTCCGCCAATTCCCGCGTCTCGTCCGACGCCGTGCCGGTCTCTTTTACGGATTTGTTAAGCTCTTTTTGCAGCGCCGCAACTTTGGCCTTGGCCTTTTCGTGCCCCGCGCCGAGGACCTTTACTTTTGCCGCGTTGGCCTGCGCGGCGTTGCTCATCCCGTGCGTGTCGTCGGTCGCCTCCGACACGGCGGCGGCAAGCTTGTCTATGGCCTTTTCGGCCTTTGCCGTGTCGCCGGATACCCCGGCCGCAGCGTCGCCCAGGCCGTCAAATCCGGCCGTGGCCGCGTCAACGCCCTTATCAAAATCGCCGGAGTCAAAGCCGAGCTTTGCAAAAAGCTCAAATACATTAAGCGCCATTAATTGCCCCCCATGATCATCGCGCGCACGTGGTCTATTATTTCTTCCTCCGTCATTTCGTCCGCCGCGGCCTCCGGGCGTATCACGTCCTCAAACCGCTTTGTCAGGCGCATATCCCGGCGGGTAAGCGCATAAAGCGCGTCGGTCACGTACACGCACAAGGCGTCTATTTCTGCCCGCTGCCGGGCGCGGGCGCAGGCGTAGCGGCAGACGGCGCGGAGGTCGTTGCATCCGCGGTATTCCCCTGCGGCGCGCCAAAAGGTGTTTCGCGCCGCAGCACCGGCATAAAAAAACCTTTCCAGACCTCATCCCGGATGAGGTCCGACAGATCCGCAAACGCGGTCTCAAAGGTCAGCCCCGCCTTGTATTCCTCCGCCGTGCACCCGTATTGCACGGCCATCACCGCGCAAAAATCCGCCTCGCGCTTTGCCATCACCCGGCACGCCTGCCGCGTCAAATATTCGGTGTCATTCATCCCCGTCGGCTGTTTGCGCCGGAGGAACATTTCCACCATGTCCTCATCATTCGCCAGATTAAAAATCGGGTCTATGATTTCGGCGAAGGCGCTTAATGTGCCTTCGCCCTTGATTTCGGACAGCTTCGTTTTTTTCACGGTCCCGCTCCCCTTTCTTTATCAGCCGCCGACCGCGGCCGCTTCGTCCGTGCCGCCCTTGATGTATAGTTCTATCGGCACGGTGTCCTGCGCTTCAATGGAAAAATGCCCCGTAAATTCAAAGGCAAATTTCATTTTGCCTTTGTCGGCCGACTGCAGTGCAAACCCGCCGGTGGACAGCGCATTGATGATGCGCACGGCGATAAAGCCGCCGTTGGTCGCGCCGGTCTTGTCGGAGTAGTCGCCGACAAACCACAGGTCGCTAAAATCCGCCGCGGCCAGATCCACGCGCGGCGTCACCTTGGTCGTGTCGGTGGTGCCAACGTCGGCCATTGTAAGCAGTCGTTTGCCCAGCGCCGTGTTCATTGTCGCAAACGTTCCGGATGCCTTAACCTCCCAGCCATCCGGTTCCTTAAGCTCTTTTGTATTTTTTGGGCAGTTGTCAATATCCTCGCCGCCGTCCTTAAAGGTCGGCACAGCGGTGATGTTTATACCGCCGGAGGTCGCGCCAAGGATATCCTCATCATTCAGCGCCGGGGATGACGGCGTGAAGTTTTTAAGCATCACACCGGCGTTTATCCCGATCTCCTTAAACGTGTTGGTCGGGATCTTTGTAAATTTGCTCATCAAATCACCTCAAAATTAGTCTTGTGTCAGATATTCGGCCGTCACGTGCAAAAGACGACCGCGGATGTATGCGCTTGCCTGATCCGTCATTTTTTGCGAAAACGGCGACGCCCGTTGTATAAGGATCGCGCCGCCGTCGCATGGGATATAAATGCCGCCCAGGCTTATTTTGTCCGCGATCTCCTGCGTCTTGGCGTTTATCGCCGTCTCGCTTTGCCCGTAATCCCACAGGTTTACGTCTATCGGCACCGGCCCGTCGTCTATCGCCCCTATATTGGGCTCATAAACGAGGTACGGAAACGCCGTCCCCGCCTCCGCTTGTGTCGCAAAGGCCGTCCAGCCGAAGGACGCCCAGAAATCGTAGAGTGCGGCGGCCTTGGTCATGGCAGCGCCGCCAGCTTTTGCACGTTGTAGCGGGCGAAGGAAAAGGACGCCGCGCCCGGCGTGCTGGGCACGAGGCCCACCACTTGGTAATACCGCCCGCTCGAGCACCTTTGTATGATATCCCGCTCATCCAAAGATACATTTGCCGGGGTCACGATGGTGTCCGTGTAGGCCACCGCCGCCTGCTGCGCCGCCACCTGCTGCGTCGGCGTCAGCCCTGGGAACGCCGCCTTTATTTCCGTGCCTGGCGTCCATGCGTTTATCGTTCCGCCCTCGCCATCGGGCGTTTTCGTCTTGTCCATAACAACGCATTTTTCGTAAAATGTTTCGTAAAGGCTCATAGCTTCCTCCATCGCGCCAGCCGCGCCCCGAAGATGTTGCGCCACGTCGCCGTTTGTTGCCCGCCCTCGCCACTTCCCGCGGTTGCCTTGGTATAGCTGTACCCGCCAAAGCTTTCGGATTGATATGGGCTTGCAAGCGTCGCGGCGTTATCGGCGTTCCATTTGATTATTTCCGCGGCGATGGATATCACCGCGGGCGGTATCGCAAGCGCCCACACGGCGCCGTGAAAGGTCTCATCCGTCAAATCCGGGGCGTCCGTATCGCCGTACTTGTAGATCCCGTCGTTAAAAACGCTCCCGATTATCCGGTAATATTGGCCTATCGCCATAAACGGCAGCGTGAGCGCTCCGTCCTTGACGGTGTACGTGCCCACGTGCACGCCGTCCGGTATCAAAAACCAGTTGCGCAGCCATGCGCATATTTCGTCAAGCATTGCGTTCACGCCGCCCTCCTATTGCATCAGCCCATGTATACCACGGCCAGCTCCGGATAGATGAGCTTGTAGCCATAGAGCACATCCATGGACATTACTTCTTGCTTGGTTTCGGTGTTAAAGCCGCGGTATACGCGCACGGAGACGCCGTTGTATTCATCGCTTGCCACATACGCCTCCACGCCCTTCGGCAGCATCAGCGGGCGCGTAACAAACGCAATGGCGTTCTGATGAAATGCGATGTTCGCGGTGTAGCTTCCGGCTACGGTCACAGCGGCGTCGTTCGCCGCGTCCTTGGCCAGTGCCGGGGCGATACCTATATCCTGATCTGCCGTCTCCAGCGTCCCAGCGGTGACGACGGTGTAAACGGTCGTGTCGCCCGCGATGGTAAAGCGGTCGCCGGGTTCAAACGCGGTCGTCAGGCCGTCAACGTGGATGGTCTCCGCGCCTTTGTTGGCTTTGCCGTCTATCAGCACCGTGCCGGTTGCGGCCGCGGTGTGGCTTTCCACGGCCTGCGACATGTAGTTGTCAAGGCCGTACAGGCGGCCGATTTCGCCCTCTCTCAGCGTCTGCGGCGTGCCGGCCTCAGATACGCGCGTCAGGTTGGGGATCTCCGACAGCTTTGCGTCCGCCTCCACATCCCAGATAGCGCGGCGGCCGGTCAACGGGGCCTTGGCCTTGTTGAGGTACTTTCTCACGGCCGACAGATCCGACAGCCCGCTCGGCGTCGTCCCCGCAGTGCCGAGGGCGTTCGGGATCTCCTTGTACAGTGCAAGGCCGTCGCTGTTTATCTTCTCTGCCAGCGCTGCCGCCGCGGGGTCGATAAAGTCGGTCTGGAGCTTTGCCTCCGTCAGGTTGGTCGCGCCCTCTATGGCGCTCCACTTGACATCAACGGTTGCGATCTTGTCCAGCTTCACCGGCACGCTGGACTCCTTCATGTCCTGCCGCTCGACGGTGTCGCCGTCTTTAAAGTTCTTTGCGGTCAGCACGACGGGCTTGCGCACCTGCACGGTGTCGCCGAGGTCCGAAAAGGCCGCGGAAAAATCCTTATAGCAGAGGTTGGGCATTACAAGGTTGTCATGCAGGCGCATGAGCGTCTGCCTTGCAATGTTCTGCATTGTAATAAAAGTGTTTGGCATTGTTGGTTATTATCCTTTCTTTAAACTGCGCTGGTACGCGAAAAATTCTGCGTCGGTCATCTTCGACGTGTCCACATTTGCGCCCTTCGGCGGATGCGCCACATCTGCGCCCGTGACCTTTGTCTCTCCTACCAGCCCGGCAAAGTCGCCCTTTACGAGTGCCTCCAGCGCCGCCGTGTCCTTGAGCTTATCGCCCTCAAGCTCGGCCGCGGCTATCTCTGCACCCGCTCCGCGCATTGCTATCTCAAGGCTCTTGCCGGTGATCCCGGCGTCCTCAAAATACTTGCGCACGGCCGCCGTCTTGGCCGCCTTTGCTGCCTGCTGTGTCTGACTGGTCTTGTAGGCTTCAAAGTCCGATTTTTCTTTCTCGTATTTTTCTTTGTAGCCGTCGGCCTTCAGCGCCTCCAGCTCCGCCTGTGCTTCGGCGAGTTTGTCTGCGTCGGCCTTATAGGTGTCGCGCTGCTCCTTTAGCGCGGCCATAGTGTCGGCGTGCATCTCAACGATACTGTCCGCCTGTTCGTCTGTCAGCCCCATTGCCTTGAGGGCCTTTCTGGTCAGTGCCATATGTAATCTCCTTTCATTGCTTCGGCGCCGCTGCTTTGGCGCGGAGTGCCGCTCCCGCGGCTTATTACGTCTCAATCATACCAGCGTTTTCCTTCAAATTTCCCCTTGCGAGTGGGATTTTTAAAATAATACGGCCCGCAGCGTTGTGCTGCGGGTCTGTTGAAAGCCTGTTTATCAGTTTCCGGATAATGCATCTTCCATTATTGCCTTAAAGGTGTCGCCCTGTTCCGCCACGGCGGGTTTTATAAAGTGCCGCGGCTTTTGCGGCACGCCTATGCGCGTCTCGCCCGTCAATGGGTCGCGGTATACCCAGCGCTTTTCCGGGGTGCCGCCCAATTCGGAGTAATCGCCGGTGCCGTATTCTACGTAGGTCGCGTATTCGCTATTGCTTCCCACATACGCCGCCTGTTCGTCCGGCTCTACCTTAAACGCGATGGAGTTGCGCAGCGCGCCGGTATCGACGGGGCAAAGCTTCGCCGCGTATTCTTGCATCTTCATTCCGATCCGGGCAAGGCCGCGCAGGATCTGTTCTTTCGCCGCCGCCTTGATTTCGGCGCTCATGTCCTTTATCTCAAACTCCCAGCTAAAATTGCCGGTGTCGTAGTGTGAGCGTTTGGATTTAAGTGCGCTCATGATTCCCCGTCGTCCTCCTGCGCATATATCTCGTCATACAACCGTTCGAGCTTTGCCCCCGTGTCGTTCAGGGTTTCCTGCCCTTTCACAAAGCCTATATCCAAAATTTTGTTCTCAAGCTCGTCGAGGACTAAGTCTATATCTTCTCCGGCATAAATGCCGTACTGTTCCAAAATTTTAACTTGTTTTTCGTTAAGCATTGTTATTCTTCCTTTTCTTGTGGTTTGGGTTTGCTTGTATGATGTTCCCTGTGTCGGGGTTTACGGACACCGTTGTGCCGTATGTCCAAAATTTTTGGCTTCTTTCTTGTCCTTCTTCTCGTACCGGATCCACCCTTATCGGATTTGTTATAGCCTCAACGCAGCCTTCGATCGTCACGCCCTTACGGCCAGTTTCGGGATTTCCTATAACGCGAGACGCAAAATGTATCGCTACGTTTTTTATCTTGATCCCGTTTGAGGTCTTTTGCCCCACGAGCGCCTCCGCCGCCTGTGCGTATACGCCGCGCAGCTTGTTTAGCGACACCTCGCTTGTTATATAACCCTTTCGGCGCTCTTTTGCAAACGCCTTAAAAAAACTCCATTCGTCAGGGCTAGTATACTTCATTCTTTGCAATTCCGCAAGGTTTTCCGGCGCGTCCTTGCCTAGTTCGCCCCGGTACTTTTCAAGCAATTTCTTGTCGCCGCTTAAGTTGCGCGTCTTCTTGAAATACAGTTCAAGCGCCTCCGGATCCCGCTCCCTTTCTTCTTTTATCCATTCCGCATACGTTTTATCCTCAATGATTTTTGACTTGCCCGTTTTGGGGTCTATCGCGCGGCGGAAGCGGGGGCCTTTATCAAGCTTTTCATCCGTTACGTCCACGTAGCTGCACCGGCAGTTGTACAAATTCCACCCGCTCGCGCCCAAGGATTTATCGCCCGGAAACATCAGCTTCTCGCCGTCCACGACAAAAGGCTTGTCCGCGTCGCGCACTTGCCCGTCGGCCCTTTGATGCGCCGGGCGCGTGCGGGCGTCCAATGTGCTTACCCACTTATATTTGCCCTTTATCCCTAGTTCCTCCGCCTCCCTAAACGTGTCGTACCGCCCGCCGTTTTCCGCGGCCGTTACCGCCGTGCGGGCCGTCCTTATCGCGCTATCAATGCTCATATTCACCAACCGCGTGCGCAGGTCGGCGGCTATCTTCCGCACGCCCTTGCCCTGCAATATCCCGCTTGTCACCGCCGCCGTTATTTGCTTTTTGCCATAGGCAAGATCGATGCCCCTTTCAAGCGCCCTTTTCTTCGGGTAGTTTGGCATGAGGTCGGGCTTTTCCACAAGCAGGCGGCGTATCGCCGCCTCGTTAAGCAAAATAAAGCTTTGGTATCTAAAGCCCGTCCGCTTTTCTACGCGATACCCCGCGTAATTGCGGTTTAGTGTGTATATCGTGGGCGTCCGGTTGTTGACGTAGGACACCGCAAGCTCATTTGCCCGCGTCACCCTTTCGGCAAGCTTGTCGCGCAATTCCTCAAAGCGTTTCCCGCGCCCGATGTAGGATAAGCGCCATTGCAAATATTGATCCTCCGTTATTTGCCCCGCTTCCATCAGCCGCCGCATTTCCGTGTCTTTTTTCGCAAACCGGGCAAAGTGCGCGTCTATCGTTTCCATCAGTTCTACCGACGCCGCCGCATATGCCCGCCTTATTTCTTTTTCTAGTTCTATTAGCTGCTCATCCGTCAGTATGCGGCCCTCATCCCGCTCCATTCCTTATTCCTCATCTTCTTCTGCCAGAGGCGGATTCTTGTTATTGCCGTTGCCGTTATCAGCGCCGCCCTCGGCGTTATCAAACCTGTCTATGTCCTCCGCGGCCTTGCGCTCCATTATGGCCTCCACCTCTTCCGGCGTCAGCCATGACAAATGGTTCAATATCGTTTCATCGTCGAGGTACTGCGCCGCCGTCATCACCATCTGCGTTTCCTCCGTCAGGTTTGCGATGCGGTTCCACTTAAACGTTGGGTCATCGTCTATCCCCAGCAGGGCGAGAAGCTGCGCTATGAAATCCCGTATGCATGCCTCAAAATCCCCGCACTTGTCGTCCTGCGGCTGGTATGCCAGTCGTATAGCCGTCGCCGTCTTATCCCCGGCCAGCGCCTTGTTGGAGTTCATCAGCATAAAGTTCTCGTAGAGATCCTCCTTGAGGTAATCCAGCAGTATCTTATTTGCCTCATAGGGCACTGACAGTGTGTGCGCCTCGGCCTCAACGCCGCGGTCGAGCACCTGCGCGTGCAGCTGCTTCATCCGCTGCACGAAATTCACGAGGTCTACATCGTCCATGCCGCCGCTGCCCTTGAGCGTCCAGTAAAACACGCTCGTCTCGTCAATGGCGTTCGCCATACCGGATTTTATAAAATCATAGCAGTCTATCGACGGCCGTATGCCCACAAGCTCAGACTGCTTAAGGTCGTTGGCGTACATCGGGATTATCGGAAAACCGGGGTAGTTTTCTCCTCGTATTTCTTCTACCGCGCACGCCGCGCTGCGCCGCTCTCTCAGCTTATACGCCCGCTTGTCGCTCAGTACGTGCATCTCCTCATCCGCCGTCTGGATATACTCGGTGTATCCGTCCGCCTCGTACAGCGTCCACCGGTACATATCCTCTGCCGGCTGCCAGTACCGCACGCCAGCGCGCAAAAGCCCGCTCGTGCCGTCATGCAGGGGGGCAAAGCCCGGCTCCAGCGGAGTATCTGCAAAGGAAAATACGTCAAGATGGTCGTTGTTCCAAAATCCGAAAGCGACGCCGTCCACCATGGCGCGCTTTGCAAGCTTGCTCACGGCCCCATCAAAGTTGCGGCCCAGCCGCTCCTTTGTGCCCTTGTCCTTGTCAACAAAGCTTACGCCGTTTGCAAGGACGTACTGTGTCTGCTGCAAAACAAATTGCCGGAAAAAACCGTGCGTCAGCTTGTAATTGCTGCTCCACACGTCAGGGATTGCCTCCCCCATGGCCGACATTATCACCTTCTGGAATTTCAGGATGGTGATGTTCTGTTTGGCATAGTACGCCTCCGCGTCCGCTGCCTGCCTGTATGCCTCGCTGCCCTTATGCTCCGCCACGAGGGCGCGGATAAAATCCATGCGCGCCTGTTCATTGTTTCCCAGCGCGTCAAGGTCTTGATACGTTTTCATTTTTGTCCTCCCGCTCACAATCCCGGCACATGCCGGCCTTTATCTTTCCAGATGCCCGCCGTCTGCACGAAGTATCGCATATCGTCCATCGCGTGATCATTGACCTTCAGCGGCGCATCCATTTTCTCGTTATCATCCCAGCAATATGCGTGGAACTCGGCGATCTGCCTGACACAGCAGTCGTTTATCATCAGCCGCTTTTTGGCCAGCACGCCCGCCGTGTTTTGTATACCCTCCAGCACGGCATTGTCAGCGTCCCACACCTTAAACCGGTGCTTTTGCTGCACCAGCGTAATAAACGACGCGGCCGACGGGTCTATTATCACCGCTCTTATCGGCAGATCTCCCGCCAGCCGCATAAGCTCCTCGTAATACTGCTCATCCGTCTTCTGCCGGCCGGTCTCTCGGCCGCTGTGGTAGTACTCTCTCACGCTGTACCATACTCCCGCGCAGTGGCCGTATACGTGCATGCTCGTGGCATTTTGTATGCCGTAGTCCATCGAGATAAAATACTTGTCGTAGGCCCGCTCCTCTGTCGGCACGACGTTGTCAAACATCGGGTACACAAGCCCCTCCGCGCGCACCCACATGCCCAGTATGTTGCGGTCGTAAAATACGCCCGTGTGCTCCCTCTTCATTTCCGCGCGCACCGTGGGATCAAGAAAAGGATTGTCATCCAGCGTGTAGTGTTGTGAGAATATGTCCAGCTCCCTGCTGTCGAGGAATTTTTTTACCCAGTGCTCCGGCCCCTGCGGGTTGCACGTGCCGTCGAAGCGGCTGTATGGCTTGTCAAGACGGCTCTTGAGCAGCTCGAACACGCCCTGCTCCCAGCTCACCATCTCATCACCGTAACAGTACTTGATGCTCATGCCGCGGATGCGCTCAATGTGCTTTTTGCTGTCCGCACCAAGGCAGTGCACCCGCTCGCCGAATATGGTCGCCGTGTTGTCCGTCCGGATGGAGCTTACCAGATTTGCCCCGTATATATCCTGCATCGGTTCTATCACGTTGCGCTGCAAGGTGCCCTTTGTGTTGCCCAGAAAAACTATCTGCCCCTCAAGGCCCGTCCGCTTGCGGATCTCCCGCAGTATCACAAAATAATCAAGATACGTCTTGCCCGAACGCGTCGCGCCGTACTTGATGTTCCATCGGTGATACGGCTCGTTCCAAAACTCTTTCTGTTTCGGGCTGAGGCGCATTTCATTGTTTCGCGGCATTGTCCAGCCCCTCGATTATCGCGTCCAGCTTCCTCGTCACGCTGTCATCGTCGCCGACGGCGTAGCGCTTCATCAGCTCTGCCCCAGCTTTCAGGCGATCGGCAAGCGCCGCGTCAAGGCCGAATTGGTCCTTTTCCTCGCCTCGCATCACACGTGTGTAAAACTCAAGCACTTCGTTGGCTTTCGCCACGCGCTGCTCATCCAGCTCGCGCATGCGCGCGCGTATATATGCAGCGACGGCAGGTTTTCTCAGGTTTTCCTGCCCGATGCTGGACGCTGTCCGCGGAGAGTACTGCGCCTCCTTTGCCGCCTGCGTCGCGTTGCCAAGCTTTATGTACGCCTCGCAAAATGCCCGTTGCTTGGGCGTCAGCTTTTCGCCCAGCGCACGTATTGTGTCACTCTCCATCCTGCACCTCCCGCAGCTCCGCGGCCAGCAGCTTGACCACATCGGCCAGTGAGTAGGTCTCCAGCAGCACCGCGGCCTTTCCGCCCGGCTGGCAGCTCTCCGCCCGCACGGTGTATTTGGTTATCAGCTTTTTGTAAACTGTCGAGTAAAACTGCCGTCGGTTCACGCTTACGGGCCGTCCGGCCGCGGCCAGGGCATATTGCAGCTTGAGCGCGATTTTGTTCAGTTCCTGCATGGCCGTTCCTTTCCCCGCGCCCCGCCTCCCGCGCGCGGATATGAGAAATGCCCGGCTGTCCGGGCTGTCAAGCGTCTTTCCGCTTTGCCATTCACATAAGGAGGTTGGAAAAGAAAGGAGGCGAACTATGGAATGCTCACGACATCCTCGCCTTTATCTTACATCTTTTTTCCGCCGAATTTCCCCTTGCGAGTGGATTTTGATGCTTTTTTATTCACGGCCTGTGAGATAATCAAGGCTGACCTCGAAAAAGTCCGCCAGCGCCGACAGCGTCTCCACCGTCGGCACGGCCTCGCCGCGCTCGTACCGGCGCACGGCGTCCTGATGCAGTCCGCACAGCTCCGACAGCGTCGTGCGGCTGAGGCCCCTCCGCTCGCGCAGGCGCTGGAGCCGCGCTGGGAAGCTTTCCGCTTTTTTCATCTTCCCCCGCCCCCTTTACAGCTTGTCCGCCGCGTCCGCCAGGCGCGCGAAGGTTTCCCGCGTAAAGCCGTAGTCCTTCGCGTCCTCCCTTTCTTCTTCCGTCCGCCGGGGCCTCGGCGCTATCGCCGCCGCCTGCGCCGCGCGTATTTCCGCCTGCTCTTCCGGCGTCTTATGATCCGTCTTGGGGTCATAGCTGTATTCCGTCAACGCCCCCCGGAAATCACAGATGTTGCACTTGCCCATGCCGCCGCGCACGTATTCCGCCGGCGTCTCGCGCATCCGGTAAAGCACAAGCATTTTTTGTGCGCACGTGGCGCACAGGTGGATGTATACCCGTTTCCGCTTTTTGTCCATGTTGTCCCCTTTCCGCGGCCTATTCGCGCCGCATCTTCCGTCCGCCGCGCTTCGGCGGGCGGGGCAATATGATTTGACGACCGCGCACGGTCGGTTTACAAGGCAAAATACAGCGGACGTAGGTGCTTGCGCACAGCCTCGTCCTCACCGTCCTGCTCTTCATTCTCCCGCTCCTTTCTCCCCGTCCTCGGGGTCATGCGTGTTCCCCTTCCCGGTGTAGTAGCGTATGTACTGCGGCGTGCCCGGCCTGTACTCCCCGCAGAATATCAGCCGCCCGCCCTTCGGCACGCGCAGCGGCGCATCGCTCAGCGCCACCCTGTCCTTCGGCTGCGGGCGCTTGAGGTTGCGGCTCGTCGCGTATGCCTTGGCATCCTTCTGCTTGCGCACCTGCTTTATCAGATACTCCGCTATCGGCGTGTAGTCGCCCTGCTTGCTCAGCGGCTCTATGCTCACGCCGCCCAGCGTCCACTTGCTCAAAAACGCTGCGCGTGCCTCCGCGTTGACTACAAGGTGATGGTGCACGCGCACGCTCTCCCCCGTGTCTCCGTCCATGTCGGACGTTATCGCTATGTACTTGATCTCTTCCCCGTCCTTGCCCATCGCCCGCATCACCCGGCGTATGCAAAGCTTCAGTTCTTTTCCTGCTGCCTCGTATATTATCTCCTGCCTTGTCTCCTCGCTGCCCTCTGCCCAGTCCGCCGTGCGCGCACACACTTTTTCCAGCTTGCGCATCCCCGCCTCGCTGTAGTCCAGCCCTATCAAAAGATCGCCCGCCTTGTAGTTTGCGTTCAGCAGCCGTGCCAGATTCTTTTTCTTTGAGTACTCGTTCTGCTCCTGCTTCCTTATCTCGGCTGCCTCCATCCGGCTGTTCTTTTTTTCCGGACGCTTGCCGGGGATGAAGAACTTTGTTTTCTCTCCCACGGGGCCTGCCTCATATGTCCGCACTACCCAGTATCCCTCTCGCATTCCCGGCTCCCCTCCGTCCTTCTCTCTCCGCTTCCGTCCTGAACGTGACGTTTCTCTTTATCCTATTAAAGTTTGGCTGATAACTTAGGCTCTTACCAAGCCCGCATACGCGCGTGCGCGCGCGTGCGTTTTATATAGTGTCCTCTTCAAGTGAGTACATGAGGACAGCCAAGCCCTTATCCGTTCCTGTCTGCCCTCATCTGTTCACCTGTACTTCCGTCTGAACTCCCGCCAGTTCTCCTTCTTGTCGTCCTCTCCCGCGTGCCGTGCCGGGGCCGCCGCTTTCTTCTTTTTGTACCGCGGCTGCAGCTCGTACCTCTGCCCGTAGTATGCGCTGGGGAGGATGCACATCCCGCACATCCTCCAGTCCTCCGCGTCGCTCTCCACCGGCCATGCCGCGTACCTGTCCGCCATTGCCTCTCTGCACTTCGGGCACAGCGGCATGATCGTTCCTCTCATGCCCCGCGCCTCCGTGCCCTGGCAGGCGCGCGCTTGATAAGGGGCCTTGCCTCCCTCGCCTGCGCCGTCTCTTCCCAGCGTTCGGCGGCCATCCATTCAGGATCAAACTCTTCGCGCTCCTCCGCCGCCTCGCGCACCGCGCGTATCATTCCGCATACCAGCGGCGGCAGTATCAGCAGCACCGCCACCGCGCCCAGCGCCACCGCCGCTGTCTCCCCTACGCTCAGCGGCGCAAGGAAATCAATCATCGCCTGTATCATCTGCCCACTCCTCCTTCATGTCCGTGTCGGTCAGTCCGAATGCTCTCAACGCCCGCTCCTGCAGCAGTGCTGCCGCCGGCACCGCGCTCGTGTCTATATGTATCACGCTCATTTTCATCACTCCCTTACTTCATTTCCCCATGCATCCCAGCCGGGGGATTTTTCTCTTGCAAATATCTCTATGCGCGGCTCGTAGCTCACCAGCTCTATCATACGGCGCATTTCTTCCGGCTTGCGGCTGTGGATCGTCTTGGGTGCGTAGAATCCCGTTTTTCCCTGACAACGTTTGCCCTCGGGAGATACCTTGTATGGCAAGCGCTTTTTCGTCGCGGCGAATATGCAATGCTCTGTCAGTCCTCTGTAATACTGTCCCAAGCCCTGCTGATTCTTCACCCACGTTATCGTTGTCACGTACTCGAATCCCCAATTCCTCACGCACTCAATGGCGGCGGGCAGGTAATTGTTTGTCGCCCAGCAGTATAGGTGACAACCTGCAGGGTCTGCTAGCTGCATAACCGGGAGCGCCTTGATCTCTGCAACCGGCATTAAACTGTAGTGCTTGTCTGCCCCACGTTTAATCTTGCCTCCGCCCCGCTCCGGCCACGGCGGGTCTATATAGATTGTTCGGTACTTGCCGTTTGGGAAGCCGCTCATTCGCTGTTCACACTCCCAGCTCATCCATGATGCGCGCCAGTTCTTCCACGACTTGGCCTAGGGTTGTTCTCTGGTTGGTGAGTACGTCGCGGCAGCACTGTGGTTTCGGTTCATTCTCAATTCCCTTGTCCACGCCGAACAGGTGTTGTCTTATCCTGCACACCATAACCAGCGTTTCTGTTGCCAGGTTGTTGGCCTGATCCATCACGCTCGAAAGCGGTAATGGTTCAGGATCTTTCACTTTTCCTGTGTCCTCGCAGTAGGGTACACAATTAATAGCTTCGTAGCTCATTCGTCAGTCCCTCCTAACTCGTCCGGATCCGTCACGCCTATGTAGCCCGGCCCGCCGCCGATAAACTCTCCGCGCCTCAGTGCGCGGTCTGCCTCCGCCGCCACGGTCAGCCAGCTCATTGCCCCCAGCATTGCTATCTGGTGCATGTTCTTGGCGTAGGCGTCAAACTCCGTCGCGTCCATGTCCTTGCACGCGCCCCACATGTATTTCAGGCTCTGCTTGTGCTCGTTCGTCGAGGCCACGGCTTTCTCCACTGCGTCCTGTATGTAAGCGTAGCACTCGTGCATGCTTCCCGCGGCTCCCCGCCGCTCATAGATGGTCTCCCTCGTCTTGTCCATCAGGCTTGCCAGCCCCGTCTGCGTCTCAAATAAACTCATTGCCCTGTCCTTCCTTTCGTTTCAGTCGCTATCTTCAATTTCCATTTGCCCCGGCAGAACGCCGTCCTCCATCCACCAGTGGAACACGTCAACGCCGGTTCTCCATGAGCCGGTTATCTTTCCGCGGCGCTGTCGCTCTGCGAGCATGCGGTCAAACGCATTGATGTACATCTGCCTGTACTTTGGATATCGGGTAAACTCTCTATCCTGTGCTTTGCCCGCCATCGGGCAGCCGACACAGCCCACTCGACGCAAGCCCTCGCAGTACAATGGATTACATTCGACGTGCTGTTCTGTGAGGTAGTCCCACACATCGGATTCCTGCCAATCGATGATAGGATTGCAGACGCGCTTGCCCTTGAGCGTGCATGTCTCGAAGAGCCGCCTATCTTCATCGTTATCATTGTTCAGCAGCAGTTTCTTCTTCCTGTCTGCGTGGACTATTTCAAGGCTGCTGCGATTGTTCTTCCGTGCTGTGCTCTCCGCCCAGCGCACACCGGTCGCTATGAACCTGTCGCGGCCTGTTGTCTCCTTGAGCACTGCGCAGCAGTAACGGACTACCCGTGTCGGCGGTATGAGCTTAACGGGTATGAGCTTCCACATACTTGTAGGCTCGCCCTTGTATGTGGGGTAATGGATCGTATAGCTAACGCCTTTGAGTTCGTATTCTTTGGCGCGCTTGCGGACATGATAGACAGTCTCGGGCGCGTCCGCGGTCGTGTGAGAGTGGACGATTTCAAACGGGATTCCGGCATTCTCCGCGAGCTTGCAGATCACGGCGCTGTCCTTGCCTCCGCTGTCGGTCAGCAGCAGCGGACGGTGATACAGGCGCAGCGACATATCTGACGCCAGCCGCAGCCGCTCCATTGCAGTTTGTTCTTTGTCCATACCGTCAGTGCCCGACCGGCTGTGTGTGTCAAACAAACTCATGTTCCAGTTCCTCCATCAGTGATTTGAATATTGGGTATGCCTGCTGCGGCACTACCGCGTTGCCTAAGCATTTAAGTCTGTCCACCCTGTCGGGAATCCCATTAGCCACTCTACCCACGTCGGGTTCAACTGCCCATTGACATCCGTGCGCAAACTCCTGTGATTCGTTCCGCCCGTGCTGCCCTCGCTGTCCGCCGCGCACGGAGTTGTGAATAGCTTCACCGCATTTGCAAGCTGCCCCGTATGATTCTTGTTTCCGGGTGTCTGCGGCTTCGTCAGGTGCTCCATGCTGTTCGCACCTTTGCAATCCCTCGCCGCCGGTGTCGGCCACAATCGCGGCCTCTCCGCTGCCGCGTCCTCGTATGCCCGGCACATCAGCGGGTTTACCTGCTCCCGTAAATTGCTGGGCCGGTGCCGGCCCTTCCGTCCGCCGTGCTGTGCCTGAGCCTTCATTGCCTCGTAGCTCCGGCAGTCCATGCCGTCCATCGTGTTCGGCGTAGCCCACAAAGAACACCCTGCTTCTTCGGTGCCAAGCGCCGACAGCCGCAGCTTCAAAATTAAGCACGACAACGTTATAGCCTGCGCGCTCCAGATCCTTGACCACCTGCCCGGCGGCAAGCTTGATGATTCCAGGTACGTTCTCACCGACGACGCAATGCGGGCGCAGCTCTCTGATAACTCTGAGCATTTCAGGCCACAGGTAACGGTCATCCCCTTTGCCTTTTTGCTTTCCAGCCACACTGAATGGCTGACAGGGGAATCCCCCTGAAATAACGTCAACTGTTCGTAAGCCTGTCCGCTCATAAAAGCTCTCCTTCGTCAGTGTCCGGATGTCTCGCCAGCGCGGCACATCCGGCCAGTGCTTCTCCAGCACCCGCGTCTGGTAGTCCGCGTATTCGCATTGACCCACGGTCTCAAAGCCCGCCCATTCCGCGGCCAGATCAAGCCCTCCTATACCGCTGAACAGCGACATGTGCGTCACGCCCATGCCCTCACTTCCTCCGGCGCGCACACTGGCATCTTCCTGTTGCTGCTTCGCAGCTCGTTGTAATGGTTCATCGTGTCTCCTCCTTATGTTTTGTTTAATGTCCTCGTATCAACCACTGACGGGCAGTCAGCGGTTGAAGCCAAAACATCAAAGCGTCACGCCGTAGCGCCCGGCAAGCTGCCGTATTACATCGCCGCCGTAGGCGTCGCAGGTCAGCCGGACAAACTCCTCCGGCGTCATCGCATCGTCCATCTTGAGGCCGTGGTCGCGGGCAAAGGCGTCGCGCCCCTGCGTGCAGCTGCCCGTCAGCTTGTGGTGCCAGGCGTAAAAATCCGCCACCGTGCGAGGCGCGCCCGGCTTAAACTCCGCCGCGAATGCGTCTATGCGCTCCTCCACCGGCATGTCCTCAAAGAGCTTGTCCTCCAGCGCCGCCCACGCCTCGTGCAGCGTGCGGCCGTGGGCAAAGCAATTGCCGCCCTTGACGATGTACGCCGCCTCAGTGCCCATGTCGCCGCGCACTATCTTGCCCTTGGCGACGTTGCCGCGCACCCTCGTGATGATCGTCGGCACGCCGTCTACCATGTGCACGTCCTCGCCGCAAAGGCTCTTTATTCCGTAGCCGGTGCCGTAGCCGTAGCCGTTGCCGTAGCCGTAGCCGTAGCCGTCGCCGGAGCCGTAGCCGTCGCCGTAGCCGGAGCCGTAGCCGGAGCCGTCAGCACTCTCAAGCGTCAAAAACTCGCGCAGCGTCACAGCGTCCATACACGGACACTCCTTATCGACGCCTCGGCCTTATCGGTGCAGGGTATAACCTCGATCGCGTCCGTGATGACGACCTCCGCCACCGGCGCGGGAAACTTGCACCCGTCGGGCTTGCTTGTGCCCTCGCTCGCCAGCTGTGCCAGGCACGTTGCGCCCTGCCAATACCATATCTTGCGCGCGTCCGTCAACACGGCCTCCCTGTCCTGCCTCGCCTTGAGCACTCCCGCATATACGCCGGAGCGATCCCCGCGGACAATGCAATACCTACCCTCAAACATGTCAATTTACCTCCTCAATTTTTTGCGGGGCTGATGCCCTCGTGGCAGACGTCGAGACGCGCTCAACGTCTGCGGCCAAAACATCACGCACTTAATCGTCGTCCTCCTCGCCGAAGCGGGGGCGGTGCCGCGCGCGGTGGTCCTTGGGCGCCGGGCCGCACGGGGCACGGCGCGGGCGGTAGTTTTTGCTTCGCATATCAAATTCCCGCCCCGGCGCCGTGCACCCGACCATGCCGCATTCCCCCGCGCCGCCGCAATCCGTTATCCAATAGGATAGCTTCAGCGCCTCCGCGTGCGCCGGGCATAGACACATCCGCATCATTTGCCGCCCTTCTTGTTCGGCGGGAGGTGATTCTTCCGCCGCCACGTGCACACCGTGCTTTCGGCGCAGCCGACCGCGGCCATGATCTCATTGTCCGTCATCCCGGCCTTGTAGCATTCTAGCGCCTTATCCCAATCCATTTTGCCGCGGCGTTGTGCCCGCGCCGGTTCCGTTTGTGCCCTTGACCCCGGCATAAACAAGGGATCCACAAGCGCCCCCTGCCGCTTTCCCCGGCTGTAAAGCGGGCACTTTTCCGGTGACCTCATGTCTTCCGGCAATTGCGCCGCCCGCGTGTGGCCGGTTATCCCGGCATAGTTGCACCCAAATTCCGCCCCGGCCGGCATGTGATACATGCACGTCATCCGCTTGCACCGCGCGATCTTCGGGTGCTTTTGCATCGTCCGCGGCTTGGGCTTAGTTTTCTTCGCCATTTCGTTTCCCTCTTTCTTCTTGTGGGCGGCGCAAGCTTTCTATTACCGCCCTCGTCGCGTCCATTTGCGCCCGCTCCAATCGTGCCCCCTCCAATTGCATGCGCAGGGTGATGATGCGCGCCGCGTCTATGCCCGGCACGCCCGGCGGGGCAAACGCCGTGCCGCAATATTCACAGCGCCGCCCCGTCACCGGCGCGCCGCAGTTGGGGCAATTTTGCGGCATATCAGTACCCCGCCCGTTCGCGGGCCATCCGTGCCGACCACTCGCGTAAACCGGCCGCGTCAACAAATATCCTTTGCCCGACCTTGTACGCCGGAAAACCGGCCGTGTTTATCAAATTTTGCATCGTCGGGCGGCTAACGCCCATCGCCTCCGCGGCCTCCGCCACGCTATACGTCACTTTGCCCGCGGCCTTGCGGATCTCTGCGGTTAGCGCGTCTAATTCTTCCGGCGTCATGTCGTGCGCCCCTCCCATCACATGCCGCACGCGGCGATCGTCTCGCCTAGCGGGTTTATGAGCGCCACCCGCTCAATGTCGTTTACCGGCCCGGCGTCTATCGCGGCCAAAAGGACCGCCTTGTAAAGCTTCCGCGCGGCGTATATCCCGGCGACGGTGATAAATTCCGCCGTGTCCGCGCCCCGGTGCTTGACTTCGATTGTGAACATGCCTTTCTCCTCCTTTTATTTGTCTATCACCCGCGCCGTGCAAAGGCGCTCTATGTTTTCCAGGTCCTCTTCTTCCACGCGCCCCTGGTAGCCGACCAGCCACCAAAGCACATCCTCGCGCGTCATGCGCGTGCGCCGGGCCTCTACGCGCGCCTTAAGCTCATCATATCCCATTTGCCCGTGCCCCCCTTATGCGCCCCGCTCGCCGGGCTGCTCTACCGGCTGTGCCGGTTTAAGCGCCGACGCGGCGTTTATGCCAAGTACAAAGCCCGTGCACATGTTCTGCTTTTCCGGCGGCAGCTGTCTGATCTGCTCTATTGCTTCTTCGAGCTGCTTCTTCATTTCGTCGCTCATGTTCTGTTCGTCACCTCCCTTTATGCCCATTCCGTCCAGATGCAATTTAAGTCCTTGCCGCGGTTGCGGCGCAGGCGCGTGGACGGGTCAAACTCATAAATCGTCGTGTCGTCCTCCCACGCCACGTAGTAATACCCGGCCTCGCGGTGCACCACCAAACAGGCGTTATCCCCAATGTCGGCGGCAATAGTGCGGTACCGCTCTATTTGTTCGGGTGTCAGATCTACATACTCAAACATCATTTTCTTCTCCTTTCTTGTTCTCCCTTTCCCGCCGTGGTATAGTGGCGGGTAAGGAGGTGATTTTTTGTGTCTAAAAAGACTACGCCAAAAGAAATTAGCATCTATGACTTGTTTGCCTACCAGCGGCGCATGCGGAAGCGGCAAGCCCGCCGGGAATGGTGGGGGCAGAATTGGGATAAGGTTTTAATGGCCGTCCTTGCCCTGTTGACCGTTGTCGTTCCCCTCATCATCGCCGCCTGACTCGAGTCCTTCCAACACACCTACAAAGCCTATTTCGACTAGGTGCTTCAGGTATTTCCATTCACGCGCTGTCCACCGTCCGGTATTTAGTTTCCTCTTGTGCTTGATTGCATCCGCCAGCCGGAGGAAAAATTTTTCTTCTCCGACGCTTTTGAATGGCTTCATTGGGATAAACCACAGGTCAATTATTGACCAAAAGCCGTATAACATCAGCACGGCGGCAGTTCCCAGCGCTACAGTTACCACGATTTTCATCGCCACTATCTCGCTCATGTTCTTCCCTCCTTGATTCTTTTTCGTTGTCCTCCCGCTCCCGCTGTGGTATATTGGGCGCGAAAGGGGTTGTTTTTATGGATCTATTTTTTACCTATGCCGGCAAACTGAAAGATGCCGGTATTTTGAACATGCTCACCGTTGTCATTTCCGCGGTTATTTCTTACCGCGTCGCAAGGGTCGCTGCGAAAAGTGAAATCAAATGCCTCCGGGAATCCTGGGCGCGCGAGGACAAGCTTAAAGGCCAGGTCGCATTTGACGAAATGGTCACTGCCGTATCCTACTTTATCGCTCATGATTCCCCGGACTCGTTCAGGGGCGCCGTTGCAAAGGTCGCCGTCTGCCGTTCCAGCGTCACCGGCGAAATGGCCGCGGCCGTGGATGAGATAAGCAGGCAGCTTGCCCGGCACTTATCGGACACCACCGCCCTTACCGCCGCTCTTGATTCAGCTATTGAGCATCGACGTATAAGCGACAGCGGCAAGCGCGCCCGCAAAGTTGATCGCAATGTACGGTAGCGCCCTCTCGATGCCCTCTGATATTCCCATCTCCCTGCAATAGGCGACGAGTATGGGCACCGCGTCCGTAACGGTCGCCAGAAGCAACGCCTTTATGTAGATCATGTTCTTCCCTCCTTATGCCGTTTCGGCTTCGTATTCAACGACAACATAACTTTCGTCGGGGTACATCGCCGCGTTTTCGTTCGCCCAGCGTTGCGCGTGTGCCTTGCTGGTCGGGATTCCTCCGCGCTCGATGGTGCCGTCCTTGTTCACAAGGGCTACTTCATATTTCTGCATCTTCCCCGTCTCCTTTCAAGCCGTTCCCGCTCAGTTGTAGCGTTCTATGAGCTGCGCCACGACCTTCTTGCTGATTTCATCCTCGGGGTACACGTCCCAGCCGCGATCATAATTTGCAGTGAAGGTGTTGCCTATTCGGACTGACAGCTTGCTGATCCTGCCGCCGTTCAGGCCGAAGTTCTCGCTCTTCTCTTCGTAGTGCTTCACCCAGTATTCACACTTGACGCCAGATTCTACGATAGTTCCTTTACACCACATTGTTTATGTCTCCTTTTCGTGTTCGCTTTTCAGCTTGACTAAAGTATAATTCAAGCAAACATAATTGTCAAGCTTTATTTTTCAGTTTGACTAAATTTTTTCTTGACATTTTTAATTTTTGCCCTTATACTTCCTCGTGAAAGGGGGTGATTCCGATGGGCACCATCGGCGAAAGAGTACGTCACCTGCGAAAGGTTTCTTTGAATCTGACGCTCGAAAAATTTGGGGAACGCATCGGCATTACTGCGGCCTCTCTAAGCGCCTTTGAGACAGGCAAAACAAACCCCAGCGATCAGACCATCCGCTCTATTTGCCGGGAATTCGGCGTGCGGGAAAAATGGCTGCGCACCGGCGAGGGCTCGATGTATGTGCACCTTACGCCGGACGAAGAGCGCGCGGTGTTTTTGGCCCGCATCACGGCGGGGGAGTCAAGCCCGGAAGTAAACGCCTTTATTGACGCCCTAAAGGCCACGCCGAACGACGACTTAAAAACCGTCATCGCCTTTATCGGCCGCGTCTACGACGCGCACCGGGAAAACCTTAAAAACGACGAAAGCCCCGATGCGGATTAAACCGCATCGGGGCTTTTGCCTTTGTCTCACATGTACAGGACCAAATAATATAGGTTCTGCAATTTTTTTATGTCCAGCGTTCGCACATGTCGGATTATGTATACGATGAGTTCCTCCCGCTCCCTTTCCTTTTCCGTCAAGTCATTCCCCTTTCTCTTCCGCCGCGAGGTACGCCGCCCGGCATTTGTCCCGGTATTCCTCCGCTTCCATCAGCCGTGCCCGGCAGCTTTCCATGTAGGCCGCCGCGTTTTTCCGCTGTTCATCCGCCGCGTCAAGCAGATCCTCCGCCCGCTCAAGTCGCGCTTTTGCTTCCCGATCTGTTTGCAGCGACCAAAGCAGCATGATGAGCGCTATCACGAGCCACAGCAGGGCCACCATTTTTGTTGCAGTTATCACACTTTTATCCTCCTTTTTTGTTTTGTCGAATTTTGTCGTAAAATTTTTGTATGAAATTGCAAAAAAGTCTTGCAAAATTTGTCGGTTGGTGGTAGGGTGATAGTCAGGGTGCACAAAACGTGACCTTACCGGCTGGCGTTTTATAGTCGTTTTACTCGGACTGCTTGTTTATTTGATGGAGCTGTTCGATTTCAAGGCCATCCATACGCGGGTTTAACGTTTCGCCTATCCCGTTTATATCAAGTATGATTTGCCCATTAAGCAGTTCATTCCAGCCCAATGGCGTAAGGATGTAGTAATACCGTGTGACGCAATTTACAAGGTCGTCATAGTCAATGCATCCCTCTATACGTTCTATGAGCACGCTTTTCTTTCCCTTTGTTTCAAGGCCATGCGCCGATAATATTTCTTGTAATTCCGCGATTTGATATTTTTTTAGACTTTCATCGATTGTTGAGCGCCTTAAAAAGCCCCTAGCCTCCAACGATCCCAAGTAGCTTATCACGTCTCTTATCCCGTACTTATACCACCACAGCCCCGGATATCCGTTGCGGGGGAACGGGTATGAGCCAAACGTGCAGTATTGCAGCAGCATGATTTCTGCGGGATAAAGGCCGCGCGCTGACGGTTTCTGTGTTTTTTTCCGTTGCTCAAACGGCAATATTTCGTCTCCGACCAAGCCGTTATACGCATAGTTTTGATAGTATTCATCCGGGTTATAGTATTTTCTTTCATCTTCCGGGATTGTTCCCGCTCCCACCACATAAACGTTTCTTCCCTCACCTTCATGGCCGAACTGCATTTTTATTGTAATTTCCGGCTTCGGTGTTTCCTGCCTTGTGCTGTCCTCCTTGGCGTCCGCTGTTGTGGCGTTATCCTCCGTGGGGTTCACTTCTTGATTTTTCTTTTTTTTGAAAATATCTAATACTGACATTTGCAGCACCTCCCTCTGGTAAAATATATCATAGGGGCACCGCATATTTCAATCCCTTTGTGTAAGGTCGTGGTTGATTTGATTTCTTTAGGCGTTCCCGCCCCTGCTGCAATCAGGGGCGGGAACTATAGCAGATACATTCCTTGTAAACCGACCTGTCTGCTACGTCTCTAGAGTAGCAGGCCATGCTTTAAAAGTCCAGTGTTCTTGCGGCGGAAACGTTGCGCATATGGCAAAACGCGCCTTTTCTCGTTTCCGCCGCGCGAAAATCATTATCGGAGGCGATTTTTACCAGTGGAATTCCAGCAGCTGAAACCTTATATTGATGCGTATCCCTGGAAAATCAAAAAAGCACGGATCCAGAAAGGATTGACGCAAAAAGAACTGGCGGAGTGTGCCGGTGTCCCGCTCTCCTCTATTCAAAAGCTTAATGTCAATAATCAGGACGCTTTGTTTAATTGCGCGGCCGTTTGTCGCGTTTTGGATGTGTCCATGGATGAGCTTTTCGGCCTCCGGCCGCCTGCTGACGTGTCGGAGCTCACCGGGCAGATACATAGTCTGGAGCTGGACAACGCCCGCAAGGATGGGGAGATCGGCCGCCTCAACGCAGTCACCGACGGGGATAAGCGGCACGCCGAGGATGTTGCGGCGCGCCTTGTCACCCTCCGCAATCTTGTCTTCGGGCTTGTGGCCATGTGTGCCCTCCTGCTTGTCGCGGTGATATCCTACATCGTGAGGGATGTGCAGATCACCACGATGGGCTTGTTCCGCAGCACGGGCTTAAGCATTTTTGCGGTTATTTTGACCTTGATAGTTATTGCCGCCATCGCACTCATCGTCTATGCCGTGCGCGCGGTTTACAAAAAATAAAATTCGCCCCCGGTGTCTCCGGGGGCGAAGCTGCATACGAAGGAGGTTATCATTTATGGCAAATCGCAAATGTGTGCGCGCCGCCCAGGGCGCGGGCACGATACGGAAGAAAACCGTCATGCGCAAGGGGCAAAGCTACACCTATTGGGAGGCGCGCGTCACCACCGGGCGCGATCCGGGCACGGGGAAGCAGGTGCAAAAGAGCTTTACGGGCAAGACGCAAAAAGAAGTGCGCGAAAAGATGCAGGCCGCGGCGGTGGAAGTCAACAACAGCAGCTATCTTGAGCCGTCCAAGCTTACCCTTGCCCAATGGCTCGATATCTGGCTTGCCGACTTTTGCGCCGACAAAAAGTATTTGACGGTGCAGCAATACCGGTCGGCGGTGGAAAATCACATCAAGCCCGCCCTCGGCGCAATAAAGCTTGCCGACCTTGCCCCGATGCAGGTGCAGCAGTTTTATAATCGCCTGTCGCAGACGCCTGCCGCGGGAAAGCAGAACGCGGGGAAGGACACCGCACTCTCCCCTAAGACGGTCCGTAATATCCACGGCGTGCTATCAAAAGCCCTCACGGTCGCCGTGCAGATGGACGCGATAAGGCTCAACCCCTGTGACCGTGTCACTTTGCCCAAGGTCACGCGGAAAGAGATTCGCCCGCTCACCGATGCCGAAATAAAGGCGTTTGTCGCCGCGGTCGATGGGGATGAATACGCCGACATCCTAAAGGTCATTTTGTTTACGGGCTTACGTGAAAGCGAGGCCGTCGGTCTAACGTGGGATTGTGTTGATTTTGCCTCCGGCGCGCTTAAGATAAACAAGCAGCTTCAGCGGCGCGCGGCCGCCGACGGCGGGTATACCTTTGCCCCGCTCAAAAACAACAAAACGCGCATGTTGACCGCGCCGGGCTTTGTCATGGACATTCTTCGCGCGCGGCGGGCGCGGCAAATGGAGGAACGCTTCGCGGCCGGGCCGTTGTGGCGGGGATATCAAACCGCGGAGGAGCAAAAAACCGCGCTTGTGTTTACCAAGCCGACGGGCGAACATATCAACATCACCGTGCTATACAATCACCTTAAGCGCATAATGGCGCAGATTGGCACGCCGGAAAGCCGCGTGCACGACCTCCGCCACACTTACGCCGTCCTATCCCTGCAAAATGGCGACAGCGTCAAGACGGTGCAGCAAAATTTGGGGCACGCGACGGCGGCGTTTACCTTGGATGTTTACGGCCATGTGTCAGAAAAGATGCGGGCCGAAAGCGCCGAAAAAATGCAGGAATATTTTAAATCCATCGAGGCCTAAAAAGCCCGAAAAAATCCGTAAAGGGAAAACTAAAGGGAAAACTCGATTTTTGCGTTTTGCGTTTCCGCGCTATACGTAATTATTTTTTAGCATTTCTGGCGTTATTATAGCAAAAAGCACCGTGGATTTAACATCCACGGTGCTTTCCTTTTGGCGGAGAAGAAGGGATTCGAATATTAATCATCCGTTTTAATACGTGTGAATTGATTTAAAATACCGCATAAAACCGGCATTTTTCCGCCACTGTTTGCAATAGCATTAAACTGTTTTAAAAGCTGTAAAGGGAAAACTTAAGGGAAAACTTTTGCCCTTTTTACGCCTCGTCAAGCTTGCGCATCACCGCCGCATACGTGCGCGGCTGCATCACCCGCAAGCTCTCCATCAGCTCATCCAGCACGGGCCAAACGGCGGCGGGGCGCTTGCGTGCCACGGCCTGCAAAAAATCGCTATCGCCGTAGCTTCCCACCTGCGCCGCCGTTTCCGGCGCGGCGGCCGCGGAGTAGAGCCGCGCAAAGTGCGGCTCTTTACTCTCTTCGGATTTTTGCATCTCGGCGCGGATTGTATAAAGCACGGCAAGCTTGCCGTAGTTTGGATAGCTCGACTCCTCATACTCGAGGCGGGCTATCTCCTTACCGATCTCCCGCTCGTCAAGCACGGGATCACCTCCCGTCAGGCGTCAAGCTCGCTCATGCAGCGGCGGATAGCGTCGCGCGTGCGGTCGTCGTCCGCATTGCGCAGCATCTCCTCCATCTGCTCACGCATCCGCGTGCGGCCATCGTCGCGGCTGTAATGGCCGCGTACATAGTGCTGCCCGCGGTGTGCATAGCTGCTCCCCCGTCCGTAGGTGCCGCGCATGTCGGCATGCCAGTCGCCGCCGCGGCTGTAACCGTCGTCACGGCTGTAATCCCGCTCTTCGAGCATCTCTATCTTGTCGATATTTTTGATGGTGCCGGTAAGCTTGTGGAGGATATCCAGATCGCCCGCTCCAAGGTCGGGCTTTTTTGCGATCTCGTCAAGCTCTTCGCAAAGCTTGTCGCGGATCTCATAAAGTGCTCTTGTGCTCATGTCTTACTCCTTTCACGCCACGCGCTCCACAATGAGGTTTGCGTTGGCGACGTTGATAGCCTGATCGCTCGTGTTTTCCACCGCGACGGTGAGGCAGCAGCCGCGCGGTACGTCGATGTTCGCGGCCACGTAGATATTGCCGTACTGATCCACCGCGGCGGGCGTGACGATGCCCTTTGCGCTGTTGAGCGGCTCACCGTTGACGGTGATGGCCGCGGATATCGCGCCGACAGCGCCGCCGGTCGGTATGGCAATGTTGCCGCCAAACGTCACCTTAAAGCGCGCCCGGCACTGATTCGTCAAGCCGCGGAGGGTGACGATGCCCGCGCCCTCGCGGTGCACGATGCAGGGGCTTCCCGTGACGGCCGTCTCCGTAAACGGCACGTTCTGCCCGGCGGCGACGGTGACGGTGTTTGCATTTGTGTACTCAGCCATCGTCGCGCCCCTCCTCCCTCTTGCAGGCGCAGCCCATCATGAGGGCCGCCATCTGCTCCGTATAGCTAGGCTTAAGCATCTCGTCGATGTTGCGCAGGATGCCCCCGTATGTTGCCAGCTCCGCCATTGACAGCGCGGCAAGATCTATGCCCGCAAGGTGGTCAAAATATTTTGTTTTGAGGTCGTCAAAAGTTGTCATATTATCTGTCCTTTCAAAATGATGCGGCGGGGCCTGGTGCCCCGCCGCATAGTTTTAGCATCGGCACGGGGCCGACCATTTTTGCGATGCCGCAAAAAAGCTTTTGCCGTGTGCGATTGTCACGCTGCGGGGCCGCAGCAGCCGCAGCCCGCGTACTGCTGCCCGCAGCAATACGGATTCTGCACGATGTACGCGGGGGAGGCGGGCGGCCGAAGCGTGTTGACAAGGTAATTGTTCTGCGCCGCCTGCGACGCCGCAAGTCTAAGGCTTGCGTTTTCCGACTCGAGATCGCGCATCCTGCTGTTCTGGAGGTAGTCCAAAACGGCGCGGCTGTTGGCGTTCTGGTTGTCGATGATATCACGGGCCGCGACCTGCACGGTGTTGCGCGTGTCGCATGCCTGCGTTGCCATGTCGTACCGCACCTGCGCTATCGCCGCGCGGTTCTCGCAGCAACACTCCTGCGCCTGCATCTGCATCGCAAAGAGCTGCTGCATAAGCGCCGCCTGCTGGTTCGCGCGGGACAGCTCCGCGCTCATAAAGCCGCTGTTGACCGCCTGCGTGACACCTGCAAAGCCGTTAAGCATGCCGGTATTCATCGCGTAAAAACCGTCACAGATGCCGTTATTAACGTTGTCAAGCTTGCGCTCGATATTGGCAAAGTCGGAGGTAAGCACGTAGCCGTCCATCACCCCGCCGCCGTTGCCGCCGCCGAAGCCCCAACCGTTGCCGCCCCAGCCGCAAAAAGCGAAAAGGAAGAGTATGACGATCCAAAACAGGCCGTCACCGCCCCAGCCATAGCCGCCGTTGCCGGTATTGGCCGGCGCGACAGGCATGGTAAAGGGCACGTTGTTATCACTAAGACTCATGATTTTTGCTCCTTTCGGATTTTTTTTGAATATATCTCAATCGTGGCCACGATTTTGATCACTTGATAAACTGCATAAACTGCTGTGCCGTGTTTTGCAGCTGGTTAAGCTGCTGCTGTGACATTTTCCCACTCTGAAGGAGTTTCTCGACCTCCTGCCGCGGGTTGCCCTGAAAATTTGACCGGAACTGCCGGAACTGCTGCATCATCCGTTGGAACTGTCCGGCCACGCCGGGCATTTGCGCCTGCTGCGCGCCGCCAAGGGCGTCAAAAAGCGGATTACCCATTAGCCGCACCGCCCTCCGTCTCGTTGTTGACCCGGACAAAGTCTATCGCGGCCACCTTCGCCGCCAATTCCGCGAATTCCTTTCGCGTCACGTATTCCGCGCCCTGCGGAGTCGGTGCCGCCGCCGGGGGCTTCGCCGCCTGCGTCCTTTCCGTGTAGTCAAAAATGCGCAGGGGCAGGGGCATGCCGCTTTGGTCGGCGCTTTTGATGTAAAACGCGGGGTTCTCGCTGTCCAAAAGCAATACGCTGTTCCCGGCCGCGACCAAAAACGCCTTGGCCCCCTCTTCGCCCTGCACCCAATTCATCCCGCCTTGCTGGGCGGCCGCGGGCGTTGGCGCCGGCGGCTGTGCCTGCTGGCCATACTGCTGCGCGCGCATCGCCGCGAGGTTGTCCATCATCGGTGGGTTATACGCCGGATACATCGGCCCCGGCTGGTACACCGGATACTGCTGGTTAAACGTCATTATTCGTCGGCCCTCCTTTGCCACACATACATCGGGATCTCATTGCCAGAGTCCCACGCGTCATAATAGTTGCCATCCTTCACCGCCACGACATGCCCGCTCAAGGCGAGGATATACGTGCCGCGCGGATGCTCCTCCGCAAAGAGCCGCACCGTGTAGCACTCCGGGCACTTGTCCGGCAGCGCCGTCCGCGCATATCCCAGGCGGTGCAGATATGCGCCCCAGACAGCGTTTGCACTAGGCATGTCCGCCAGCTCAAAGCCCGTCACGGCCAGCTCAACATACGTCTTGTCCCAGCTTTGCCCCGTGGCCTTGCACAGTGCCCGCACTACGCAATCACCAACCGCGTGCCCCGCTGGGTTAGGGTTAAAATAGATGTGCATGTCTATCTCCTTCGTTGTTTAAATTTTAAAACAAAATCGGGCAGGTAACGTGTCAGTTACCTGCCCGAAAGCTGTCTCTAATATGTCAGCGGGCAAAAAATCAAGCAATTGTTTCAATCCACAGGGCTTGCGCCCTGACGCTTACAAGATATCGCGGCAGGACAAGCTTGTCAAGCGTTTGCGCCCCGCGCCTTAGCGGTAAGCGCGGCAAGCTCCGCGGCCATGCGGTCATACTCTTCCTGCGTGTAGTAGTGCGGCACGTAGCCCTCGCCGCCCTCGTTGTACACGTTGTTATACCGGCGCGTCTGCTCCTTGGCCTCGTCCGCAGAGGGCAGCTTGCCGTCCACGCGCTGTGCATCCGCACGGGCAAGGAGATCGCGCAGGTAATCCACTCTTCCGGCACGTTCCACGGCTGCCTTGGCGGCCACTGCCTGCTGGTTGGCAGCGATGAGCGCGGCCCACTCCTCATCAGTCAAGGCGTAAAGATCGCCGGAGGAGCTGGGGAGATACCCCGCAACATCCTTGCCTGAGATGTGCGCAAGGGCATAAACCTCCTCATCGCTCAGCGCGGGCAGAAAGACAGGCTCACCAGTAAGGAGCATCATGTGCCCGCGGTACCCCTCGGTGTAGCGCTGCTGCTCTTCGGCCGGCATGCGCCGGACGGTGGCCAAGAAATCAGCCCCGAGCTGACTATGTAAAACTTTGCTTTCTTCCATTGGGGATTCTCCTTTCATTTTCTCGGCGCGCAGCGCCGGGTCATGCTCGATGCGATACCGGATAAGGTTAACCACATATTCGGGTGGGGTGTTCACCCCTGTCTCCCAGTTCTGCACGCTGCGCCGGGGGATGCCCAGCGCAGCGGCAAACTCTGCTTGCGTCATGCCGAGGGCACGGCGCATGTCCTTGATGGTCTCCAGCATTTGCACCTCACTCGTTGACGATAAACATCCACTCGTCGCCGCGGTCAATCTCGGCCTCGGTCAAGCCGCAAAGGCCGTCACCGTCGCGGCCGGTGTTTGCGTGGGCGGCTTCCGCCGTCCACCAGTCAATAAAATCCTTGAGCGCGTCAGCACTCATCATGGGATTGCCGTCCTCATCGCGGGGGCAGTCGTCAAGGTCGGCCGCGGCGAGGTCTTGCAGTGCATCAGGCTCGGTATCGCAGTCCCAGCCGCCGCGATAGCGGCGCAGGGATATGTCAACGCGGCTGTTGTCGGTGCTGTTTATTATTATCATTTTTATGTCTCCTTCCTTTTTCGGGGATTCATCTCCCCTTCACGTCTATTATTTTAGCACTGATTCGGTGCTTTGTCAAGTATTTTTTACTCTTTTTTTCTGCTTTTTCGCACGGAAAAAGGGCGGCGCATTGCGCACCGCCCTAAACAATTGCCGCTATTTTATCCTTAATGCTACGTATCCGGCGGTTTATCGTCTCCACGCTGCAATTTTGCCTGTCGGCGATCTCAAGCAGCGTCAGGCCGTCGGCGCGAAGATTAAGGATGGTTTTTTCTTCGCACGTAAATCCGCATTCCGCGATAAGCTTCTCACGCATCGCCGTGGGGAATTGGAGCTTTGACTTTTTCCCCGGCGTCTGCATCTCTTCCCGTGTGTTTATCAGCATCACCGCCCGTAAGTGCTTCAAAGATTTTTTCTACAAGGTCCGCCGCATTTTCGTCCAAGCCGTTCATGCGGCAAAATTCTTTGACGGTTGCAGTCACGTCGCTTCTCCTTTTTTGTCGGTTTACAATAATCTAGCTTGCCGCCGCGGGCTTATTCGCCGTTTTTGTCCTTGTCGTGCTCAAGCTTCTCCCGGTACTGTTCAAGTCCTTTTTTAAGCCAGGCGGGCACGGGCGCGCCAAGCTTGCCCGCGTTCTCGATTATACTGCCCAACTCTGTGATTATGTACCAAAGTAATACTATAGGCGTCAAAAAGGTGCTTGTATCTATTCCCAAATCTATTCCCGCCTCGCCTATCAATACGCCAAGCGCGATATCACACAAGGCCGCCACGAGGACGGCGACGATCTCGCCCAGCTTGTGCCACAGGCCCGCGCGCGCCACGGCGCTAGACCATTCCCCCGCGCTTCGCGCGGCCCATGAGCCGGTTGCATAATCAAGCACGATGCACGCCATCCAGACGATCACCGCCCAGCCCATCCAGCCCCAAAGGGCGGTAAAAAACGCTATAACAGCGGCCAGCGCCGCCTTGATCTCAATTGCTTTTTCGGGTGCAGTCATTTTATTCTCCTTCTTTTTTGTCTTCTTTTTTTGTGTTGGTATGTATTTGATTTGTTGACCGTGTGCGCTTATTATCTCATGCCTATCACCCCCTTTGCAGCAGCGCGGCCCATGTCGCCCCGCCGACCTCGCCGTCAGGGTCAAGCCCGTGGGCCGTCTGGTACGCCTTGACGGCCTCGACCGTGGCCGCGTCCATAATGCCGGTAATGCCGCCGGCATAACAGCTGTATGCCCGCAGCAGGTGCTGCACGGTGTTGACGGTGCTGTCCGTCATGCCCGGCTTGAGCAGCGGCAATGAGACGCGGTAAAAGTACGTCGGCGCCGTGTCCGCCGTTTTATTCGGCGTGCCGTCCTCCGCATAGCGCAGGACGCAATCCCACGGGTAGTTGTAATACCCGCGTTCCGCGATCTCGCGCCCGGTCTGGTCGCCGGGCGCGCC